TTTAATGTCATCCTTAGGTTTGACAGTACGTTTTATCTCTGTTGGGCGGGTTCGACAGGCCCGAGACAAAGCATCTACATGCCCAATAGCACGTTATCCATACTCCAGATAACGCGCCTCAAAAGACTGATTATCTAATCGACTTTTCAGCCAATCGTTATCAGTCACAGCAGGAGTAGAATGAATGAAATCGGTAAGGAAGTTCAAATTGAAAGCGTGCTTCACCTCGTTTTCAATTTGTAATTGCCTTAACGGGGTTATGCCGTATAGAACATCATAAGCATCACGGATGTCTGAACCTGGTTCTTGGAAAGGCTGGAGTTGACCCAAATCAGGTTGACACCCAAATTTCAAATAATTGACCATCAATTCATCCTGTGAAAACTTAACTGGTAAATTAGCAGTGAGCTGCAGAACTCGATCAGCAATAGCACGCGTCACTGGCGAATTTGGTGCTTCCCAAGCCAAAGATAAAGCCTTCGCACGCAATCGAGACAACAAAGTTTGATCGGTGGCATAGAGATCTGAATGCAACCAACCAAATTTTTGCAAAACACGCCGAGGCTCTTTAATCAATACATTTCCAGGACAAACACAGCCACAAAAAGAACCTAATCTAGGATCAGTGACAGACTCCAGTTTAACACTAAACCCAAAGTCTTCATACATTTGTTGATTTGGTATATCATCGGGGCTTTGTACAGCGATTAACCCATCATCGCCTTCAATAAGAACATGGCAATATTTACCTTGTAAAATAAACAATGCCAGCATCAAATTTGAAAACCCGTTGCCTAATGAAGTGCACATATCACCGGACATGCGATGTGCCATAATATCAAATGCAACGCCACAAGATCTCATATGTCCAAAGTTAGTACCTGAAATAACTCTGCATATGAACTCTGCTACAAATGGGAACAATGAAAGCATATAACGATATAATTCCAATTCGCAAACTTGCATAAAGCATCTTTGAAAAGATGCCTCAAAAGCAACATAATCAGTAGCAAAGTAAAATAGATCAGGGCCCAACAAATGTTCAGAAATGTATTTACCACGATCGGCAACCGGCACATGTTTGATAAACGGGCAATAATCCATGCCGGGCCAGCCTGCAAAGGAATAAATAACTTTTTCAATGGCTTTAAAAAACGGACCAGAAAAGGCCTTGAAGGCATCATGTCTAGAATTTATAGAGCGTGGAAACTTAACTTCCCCATAACATTCCGTCTTCATAAATGAATCTATCCATGAAGCCTGTGAATCTAATGGAAATCCAAAGCACTGTAAGTAAGCAATAGTCAATTCTCGTCTTCTAGCTTCAGTATACGGACTATCTTTAATCCACTCCTGAAAAGTTTGAATATCCATCAATGATAATGGATTCAACTTCTTTAGCATCTTCCTCACAAATAAAGCAAATTCTTTCAATTTGAGTTTATTTACTTTCGGCAATTTTCGACCCATACGCTTGAAGATGCCATAAATTTGTGTTTCTGGATCATTGCGATCACAACAAATGGGCATGAGGCCAGGACAGAAGAATGGTAAACGCACAAACACTCTAGACCTTAACCGTGGTATCCGCCCATTATATTTGATCTCAATGTCTTCGCCGGGTTCGGGCAAAGGTGGAAACACTCCATCTGACACCCTTGCACCAAGGACATAGACCCGTGGGCCTAATGTTCTAAGCCGAATTGACGTGCGACGCCTAGCCGGCAAGGCGGCACGCGAAAATCCGTGACCCCAGGATTGGTGACTTCAATTTGTCTGTTGAAGTCTTCATAAGCCAACTCAATTGCCACTAAACAAGAAACAAATAACTCAGAAGGCATTCCAAAGACACAAGCCCGTCGACATACGGCACTAGCATTTGAAACAGCAGTATCAAAATTTTGCTTGTATGTCTCAAAAATAACAGTAGATAACAAAGCCGGACAATTATAATAAGTTATTATTTTTGTACAAAATAACCGCTTACGTATAAAATACGGCAATGGAGTACATTTATTTCTTGCTATAGTGTCTAAAAAGATCCAAATTATTGACATAAGTTCCGTGCGCCAACAAAAGGCCATAAACTCAATCAGCCACATGGTGACGCATAAAGCCCACATTACAATAGGAATGTGAGCAAGCCAACAATATAGAGTCATAATGCAATTGATTAGCTCGAGTAGTATAAATAAATACTTACTCTGATAATGATTATAGATTCTTGTGACTTTC